CGTATGTTGGGATGTAGGAGGTTGGGTAAGAGCCGTATTCTACTTGCATTCCATAAGCTAAGTAACTTGTTGCAACGCTACCTCCTTCCAAAACTCTAAATTGAAATAACTGACCTCCAGCCTGTGGAGTTATTACAATCCAAAATCTAAACCATCCATCTCCTATAACTTCATAATCAGCATCATCATAACCAGAAGCATAACCATTAAATGTAACAGCTGTTGATGTTACCGTTACCTCAGCTCCATAAGTAATAGTCCCGCCAAGGTAATTATTAAGTCTCATATTATAGTCCTCGCCTTCGTGCTTGACATAAAGACTCCAAACTAACTGACTTCCGTTTACAGTCAAATTTGGCTGTATTCTTGCGCCTAGAGAGGATGCAGATACTCTTACGGCATTCTGAACACCCTCCGGACTTATACCTTCATTGTAGTTAAATATAGGACCGTTAGAGTTAGATAAACTACTATAATACTCGCTATGATACCATATATTAGTCCTTTCTGGCTCCAATAAAAGAGAGGGGCAAGAAGCATCTGTATAATCCAAGCGAGGCATATTATCTGTTAACCCTCCGTACACAGGTGCTGTGGTAGTCTCTAAATAGGGTTGAGCAACAAGGCCGTAGTTTAACTGAAAGTCTTGTATAATATGTGTAGCACCTGTTGAATTAAATCCTGTTCCATCTGGTGAAGCCATATATATTAAAACCTCTGAAGCCGTAGATGATGCTGTAGCACTTAATCTGTAAAAATCATTTCCCACATATTCTTGAGTGTAACTAATTATTCCAGTAGAATATCCTGCAATTGTTTGATTTGCATCACTAATATTAAAAAGTACACATTGACTTGTGCTACCAAATACAAGGCCAATTCCAGAAGATGGGTTTATTTTTACATAAACAGAAATAGTATATACACCGTTTAAAGAAATGTTTTGTCCTGGCCCTTTACTACCTCCAGAGCCTTTAATAAATTGCCAAGCATCATTAGTTCCATCGTATCCTAATTCGCCTGAGCTAAATGTAACAGAAGGCTTGTTCCAAACAACATCTGAAAAATTATTACTGTGCTTAATTAGGTTTACAGTCTCCTTCTCAATGTATCCTTGCTCGTTTACTCTGGTAGCAGTATCCGTTCCTCTACTGAAAGTAAAGTCACCACTCCTATCCGTAGGCTTTAAACTATATAGCTTTCCCTCCTCGTATGCGTGAGGTAGCATCACCAAAGATGCCTTGTCAAATGCGTTACTCATATTATGCTATTTGTATTGCAGTAAGTTCATTGTAAGAGTCTAACAAACAACTCTTCGCCTCTATAGTAGCCGTATTAGGGATATCACTAAGCAAGAATGCCAATAACCCAGTCTCTGAATTGATAGCTTGCATCTTGTCAAAGAATGCATCCACACAAGCATAAGCCTCAACTACACCTCCATCATCAATAATACGGTCACCCGAATCGTTAAAACCAATTCTAATAGTATCGTTTAAGTATCCCGATGTAGTGAATAGGTATGAAGCCGTGCCAATAGCAGTAGCATTAGCCAAGAACCCTCTACCGTTATTGAAGAAGTAAGGCATTATTCAAAGATTGTTTGATCCGTAAATGGCGTTTTGTCATCAAGCACCAATGAAGCAATACCGCTTTCGGTGGTTAGTGTGATGTTTACGAAAGACTTCTCAGATACACCCGTACCAGAGTTAGCCTCGTAGTTCATTGTTAGTCCATCCAACCATCCCGAAATAGTTACAGTATCATTGTTGTGTAGTAGTACACAAACGATATCTTCTCTGCGAGACATAAAGTCAATCTTGTTAACCTTATTGTCTACAGCGGGAGCTTGAATAGTTATGTTAGTTGAAACAACACCTAAGCCATTAGATGTGTTTTTATTTTCTGTAAAGGTGGTAGTACCATCCTTTGGGTTGTGTTCAAATACTACTTCGTTTGCAGTGTCCACAGTAGTAACCACTGTGTCATCAGTAGGATCAAAGGTAACTGTAAGATCGCTTTGAAGAAGTAGGATAGCTTTTTTGATACCTCCTGTAACTCTCTTAGAGCAGTTGATATCAATGTCGCTTAGTAAGATAGAGCAGTTGAAGGCCATCGTATGTTATTTTATATTAAAAAGGGGAGAGGATTCCTCCACTCCCCCTTGTTATAATTTACAAGATTGCTATTAAGCAGTTGCAGTTGCAAAGTCAGCAGAGTCGATGCTGTAAGACAATCCGTTCTCCTCACCTGTTAGAGTAAGTTGGAAACGGTTTTTCTCACCACGACCAGTTCCTGAATTGCCGTCTACACTTGAAGCGTAAAGACCGTAGTCCAAACCACTAACGTGGTAAGTACCAGCAGCAGTCTTAACCCAAGCAACCAATTCAGCACCACCTTTTGCAAGTTGATCCAAAGCAGTGATTTTAGAAGCATCCATCTTAGGAAGCTCTACAGAGATAGTAGGAACAGTAGTAGTTGTTCCATCAGCGTTCACAGTCTTTACTTCGCTGAATACAGAGAAACCATCTTTCAAGTTGAAAGAAAGCTCTACAACATCAGAAGCAGCACCACTAACAGCAGAGATAACACGAGTAGATGCGTTAGCAGTTACTACAGCGTCAGCAGCAGCCTTAGAAGAGACGTGAAGCTCAATAATACCACCAATACCCAAGTCATCACAAGAGTAAGCGATATCAGTAAGAGTTACAGTACAAGCCATTTGTTATAAGGTATTAAAGGAAGGGCACAAGGCCCTTCCGTTATTATTTAATTATTATGCGAAGTTCTTAGCGTAAACGATTTCCTCACCCTTCAAGTAAGAGAAACCTAACTTGAACTGACCCCAAATCTTGTCTGAGCTTAGTTCAGCTTCGTACTTCATATCGATAGCACGAACATCGTTGTAGTCATCAGTCAACATAACCAAGTTCTGTGGAGCAGCGATGATGAACTCGTTAGCAGGCAAAGAAGCGAAGTGAGCTACTTCCATACCGTAGTAAGAAGGAATACCACCTTCAACAACACCTTGAGGAGTAGTAGTGTACAAACCAGCGATAGCGATTTGGTAAGCTTGCATTGCAGCAGTTCCCAAGAAGTAAGTAGGTTTGAAGTCACGGTCAGCATCTCCGTAAACAGCAGCCAACATAACGTCACTCATAGACTCGTAAGCACCTTCCATCAAGCTAAGGATGTTAGTAGAAGAAATAGTAGCGTTAGTGTCGTAGTCAATAACGTCTGCATCAGCAGCCATCTCAGTAGTCAACTCAGTACCAGCCAATTCAAGAGCCTTCTGAGCAGATAGTTTTGCGAAGTAGTCAAATACCCAGTCTTTGAATTCAGCATCCATAGTCTCAGGGTTGTGCTGACCTTTCTTCAACAACAATCCACGGTAAGAAGACTCAAGAGCATCCTTACAGTTCAAGAAAGCCCACTTGTAGGTTTCAACAGTCATCTCTTTTTCACCTACTGAAGCAGTAGATTGAGAATCAAATACACAAAGGTCGTTACCGAAAGTCAATGAAGCATCGAAGATAGGTACGTTTACTTTAGCTTTAACACCGTCAATTAGACGGAAGCGGTTCAATACTGCCGCTGATTTTACCATTGCATCGATGAACAAATCTGGACGTCTGTCACCGTATGGCAAGTTTGAAATAGTTACACTCATTTTATATAAGTTTTAAAAAGGGTTTCGTTTTACTTAATTTACAATAATTACTTGCGATTGAAGAAGTTATTGATCAGGTTCACTTTTTCTGGAGTGATTGCATCAAAAACTACTGTCTTGTCCTCAACTGTCTCAGCTACTTCCTCAGCCTTTTGTTCAGCAGCAAATTGCTCCTCAACTTCCAACTGATTAGTTTCTTCCTCAGCCTCAAAGTTTTCCTCTACTTCTGCATCAGCAGCAGCAAATTCCTCTTCAATGTTCTCAGCAACTTCTTCAGTAGCCTCGTACATCTTCTCTTTGTCTTCAGTCATTTTCTCTTCGTCACCTTTGTCTTCTTCTGCACTCATTTCTTGAGATACACCCATAGACTCGATGTGCTTTTGAATCATTTCGATAGCACCCTTAAGGTCTTCAACGCCACCGAACTTCTCTTCAATAGATGTCACAGCTTCAAGGAGTACGTTGTTCTCGTTCTCCAAAGCTTCGATTCTTGCCTCGTACTTGTTAGCCATTGCCTCAAATTGAGCCTCTAACTTACCAAGTTCTTTGGCGAAAGCAAATTCGTTCATTTGTTTTTCGTTATTTGTTGGTTTAATATCAGCTTTGATTTCGATAGAGAATCCATTGATATCTCCATTCTTAATCGAAGTAAATAATTCGTCAGACTCAATCTTAGCCTTTACGAATACGGTTCCGTTTGGAAGGTCGTAGCCATAGTCCTTAGACTTATCGTTCTCGCTCTCCTTCATCCAAACCTCAAGCATAACCACCTCATCAGTATCGTAAGCGTGGTTAATACCAAATGCGTTAAACAACCCTTCCTTAGAATACTTGTACATAATCTCTTCGATAGTCTCCTTTGTGAAGCGTACATAGTAGTATCCCATATCCGGGCTGAAGCGTAGGATTTCCTTGTTAGGAATCATAATAGGTCCTACAACCTCTTTCTTTTCATCTGAGGCAAACATAGCCACCTTCTCAACTTCGTTGAAATAGATGAAGTTCTCCTCAATAGCGGGCTTATCTACAAGGGAGATTTTATACATCCCTTGTGCGATGTCCTCTAATGATATATCAAATAATGGTAAGTTATCCATTCTTTAGTTTTTTAGGGAAGGATTTAATCCAATCAATCCTTTTTCTTGTTAGTGGGAACATCCTTGACTTTACGGTCACCCCACGGGAGATCAGCGACATCTGCACTTGCCTTAACTGTTCCTTTTCGTATGCTTTCAGCTTTTCTAATTGCCCAATTAATACCGCTTGTTCCTCCCCAACCGAGCCAAGCAACATAGCCTCTATCTTTCCAAGGAGTGTCCTTATACTTAGGGTCAACCGCAGCATTCTTTCTATGGCGATTAAACGCAGCCATTCGAGCAATAGTATCATATGAAAGTTTTCTTCGTGAGGCTAATTGGTTAGCACGGGTCCATCCCACAGAAGTCATCCCCTTTACTTCAGAGCCGTACTTCTTCTTCCACTCAAGAACTTTCTTGGCGTTATTAGTAGCAGATTGTGGGTAGTCGTTGTATGTAGCCATCAAATTAATTTACAATTATTGTAGTATACCTTCGATTGTTAGGTATGCGTAATTATCAAATACTTCACCACTTGCACTCTTAACCAATATGCCTGAAGGTGTAAACCTTGTGGCCGTTAGATTCTGTAGGAAGAAGTCTAAGGTTGATAAATCACCCGTAGGAACCACCATATCAAAGGTGATGCGAGGGTTCTCAGACTGAATAATCTTCTCTGAATTAGCAAAGATATAGTTGTAGGTATCGGTAGGGA